GTTGTTTATAGGTAGTCAAAAAACTTTTCACCCCCCCTCCTTGTTTGTTTGCATTAGTTCTCTGGGCAATATGTCCTCAAAGTCAATATCATTGATGTTCTCTCCTCTGTCTATCCTATAAAGCATATTGGTATATACTATATAGCACATATCTTCTGAATATTCTTTTATTCTTTGAGTATAGTCATTGGCTTTATTATCTCCCATTGATTGCTCAATAAACACCTCCCAGACTATCTTATTTATTGTCTTGCTCATATTTCTCCATTTCAAATTCAATGTGTGCTATTGCCTTCTTTAAGCAGTCAATAGGTGTGTCGTGTTTATGATACGCTCGAATTATGTAAGTTGTTGCAGTTGCTAAATGAAAGGTTAGATCAAAGTTATCACATACCTTCCTTGCTTCATAGCCTTCTTTGCCTTTATAGTAGTGAGGCACTCTATCATCAACCAAAGGTTCGTCAGTATTCCTTGTGTAGTCGTAGTAGTATTTACTTTTTTTCATTTCTTCTTTTCATTTTAGCCCAAGCAGTTTTTTGGTTGTGGTGAACTTGACACAGCGTTTGTAAATTGTCAAAGCTCAAAGTATCTCCTCCATCTTTTATCTCAATAATATGATCGACAATCTTTCCCTCAGTAACCCTACCTTCTTCTTCACACCATTTGCAAATCGGATTCATTGTAAAATATGCTTTTCTTACTTTGCGCCAAGCTGAACTATTATAGAAACTAGAGTTTTCAGATGTGTGCTTTTCAGTAAATCGTGTTTTCTTTTTACTATTAGCTATCCAGCTCTTTGGTTTTCCTTTTGGTAAGTTTGGCATCAATTCAATAGTTTAATCTCTTTGATGTATTCAAAGTCAACATCGTATTCTAGTTTGATGTAAGGAGTCAATCCGTCTTTATTGTTTATCCAATCATCCACGACCTCAACTAGCTTCTCAATAGCTCTTGAGTTCGCTTCCTCAACGCTTTCATCTTCTTGCATTACAATACTAACCTCAAGAACTGCTTTCAACTTCATATTCAATTACAAATTTAAGGAATAAAAAACTAAACCACACAATCACAAAAGGTAGCATTATAAAAAGAATCACAACTCCCAAAGTAATTCTATATAAATTTTTTAAAATGCTCAACATCTTTGTAAGTTCTACACTCATAATTTTCTGCGTTTGCTGTTTCTCTCTGTGTTTGTTCGTTGTGGCTTTCTGCTTCTCCGAACATCAATTGAAAGTTTATATCAGTGTTAATAGTTTTAGGCAATCTCAACTCAGCTCCGTTCTCCGTGCTTTTCCAAATCAGTTGAGAGAGCGTTCTTCTAGGCATCCAGCGTAGCTTTGTATTTATTGATTATTCTTTCAATCTGTGATTCATACCAAATAGGGAAGTCGTAAGTCTGCTCCGTTTGTTCCCATACTCTATAAAGTACAGCTCGTAGTCTTTGGCTTGGTGTTTTGCCACCAACCTCAAAATCACTTGTAAACTTTTCTACTTCTTCAACTTCCTGTTTGTTTATACCATCCGAACTAATTAGAACCATTCCTGGCTTTTTTCTTAGCTTAAAGAGGCGCATCATTGTTTCTTCTGGAAGCTCTTGTGTGTGTATCGTCAGTGAGAGTGAACCATCTGCTAGGGTTGCAACCTTAGCAATTCCTCCTTCAAATATTGTGCTGATCTTTGTCATTGTCGCTAATATAAAATATTGATTCGATTATCCAATCGTTGAGGTCAAAAAATATTAACACCTCATTGTTAATTGAGTTTACTAATCTTTTGTTTAATGTTTGCGATTGCTTCTTCATATTCTGTTCTTGATAGTTTTACTACTGTGTGCGCCCTTTGTTCTAGCTCTGCTGAAGTTCCTTCTCCCCACTTTCTATCTATCCCTATGGATTGTCTGTACTGCTCACCCCCGCGAAAAGTATTACACCCCGCACACTGTCCGTTCACATTCTTTTCATCCCATCTCGTTGCTAAGTGCCTTCTACTCATAAAGTGTCCAGCGTGGATAGAACCCCCAAAAGCTGGAGCTTCTTTACCGCAAGAGATACATTTGCAGATTCCTCTGTGGTCGCTATCTCTTTTCCTTATGTATTCACTAAAGAGCTTGTCTAGCTTTGCCTTAAGTTTGGTTGTTGTTGTTTTAGCCATTAGAACAATTCTATTTGTTTTTCATTTTGCTTTTTTGTTATTCCTAGTACTGTTTCAAATATTGTACGACCTGCTTCGTAGTCCACTAAGTTTCTAGCCATTTTACGAACTGACTGCTTACCCTTATATTTACTAAAGTCGTAGTCGTGAAATTTGCTTAAGGCATTTACTAGATTTCTAGTTCTTGCCAAATCAGGGTTTTTTCTTTCGCTTAATTTATTAGGCAAATTAAAGTTGGTCCAATATAAGTGTCTGTGTCTTTTGTGTGCAGGTATTAACGGCTCGTAATATGGTATAACATTTTCTATGCAAAACTTACCTTTGTAGTAATGTTTTAAAAAAATAACTTCTTCGTAAAGTTTCATTTCTGGGTATTTAGGTTTCCAGCTTTCTCTTGTGTATTGACTTATATTTATTCTACTATGTGTAGGACAAGGCGGACTACTCCAAATAAAATCAAATTCTTTGTAGTGGTCTAGTAAGTACTGGTGTGCGTCATCAACAATGACATTATCATTTGGGAAACGCTCTTGGTATAATTTAGCACATTCTGGGTCTAACTCAACAGCTGTGACTTCAATATCATTTTTGACTTCATTCCACTTATAGCGATTACCACCCAAACAAGCATATAAATTAAGAATTTTCATATCCTAAATCTTTTCTCCATTGCTTTTGCATTTTGTCTTGTCTGGTTTGGTAGCTCTTACCTCTAAGCTCTGTATTTTCTTCTTGAGCTTTTCTTCTGCATCGATGTATGGTTTCGCTGTTGGTGAGTTTAGAGTTTGCAAAGTATTGAAGAAACTGCATTGCACTTATTTCGTTTAAATTTACACCCTTTGATTTTAGTTCTTCAAGCCAATAAGCTGCAATCAACTTATGATCTGAATCTCTAAATCGTGGATATTTAGTGAGTAAGTTTTTTACCTTGTCTTTTGCTTTCATATTTCGTCAAAATATTGTCTTATCTCAGCTCTTAAACCCTCCTCCCATTTTGGAACAAGTTTGCTTTCTAATATTTCTGATTCGATTCTTTTGTTATTTTTCTTTAACAAATACAAATCATAATAAGCAAGAGCTTCTGAAAGCAATGCTTTTAAGTCTTGTGTTTCGTAGTCGTTTTTACTTTCAACAATATGCTTGCAGAGAGTTTCTAAAATCCTAACTGTTTCTAGTTTTAATTGTCCTTTTTTCATTTTAATAGTTTTGCTTTTTTAATAGTTTCGCCCATCAATCGAGCGTTCTCGATATATTCGAGTTCTTGTTGTTTATATAATTCTATTACTTTTTTTGCAACCTTTTGCTTTTCTTTTCGTAACCATATATTCCAAGTTCTAACATTAAGAAAAACACTTGCTTCATCTCCAGCTCTTACACCCTCTCTAAAACCCCTTGAAACATCTTCCATTGTCATTGTGCTGAATTGTGTGTTATTGGCTAAGTCATCAACTAGAATGTTAGCCATTGTAACTATATCTTCAACACTTGGCTTCTGTCCTATCTCTAAGTAAGTTCTTGAAAGAATATCGACTGCTTCTTCTTTTAATTTTGGAAGTTCGTTCTTCCAACGATACCAGATTTGTTGTTTTTTATCCATTATTTTAATATTACAATCATTGAGTCGTGCATACCTACTTTATTTTGTACTAAATTTCCAAATGTGTTGATCCCTATAAATTTAACCCTACCTTTCAAAAACCTTATCTCTTTTTTATTTGGCAATATATGATCATGAAAGAGTTTTGTGCTTGTAGATACGGGAAGTAATAAAACACAAAGCTTTTCCTTTTTACTTTCTTCAATTGCTTTTTTTACAAATAAATCTTTGAGTTTTCTACTGTAAGGAGGATTAATAAAGTTTCTTTCTTTCCATTCTATTTTCAAACCATCCCAAATTTGTAAGTCGTGATTTAACGGGCAAGGATCAAAATTAAAGTTAAATTCTTCATTTAACTTGTTGTATAATTCTGGAGGCGTTTGCCAATTGTCGCTGTGATTTAAGTTTCTATTTTTCACGATTTATCATATTTCGAGCTTTCTGCCAGTTATCAAGTGCGCTCTTAGTTTTTGATTGTTTTTGTTCTTTAAGTTCAAAAATCCCCTTCCAACCGTTTTCAATTGATTGCTTAATTATTTGCTCTTGTACTTCGTGGCAACCTTGAGAGAGTCGCATCAGCTTTCCAATCGCAGCTTTTTCTCCTATTGGTTTGTAAGTCAAACGGAATGTTTCTTTTCTATACGCTCTCCACTTTTTCCAAACCTCAACATTCAATTCTTCTAATTCTTCAAAATCAAACTGCTCTTTTTTAATTATATTAGTATTTAATTTAATATCAGTATTTAATAGTTGCGGATTTTCCGTTTCCGACAAAACCGTTTCCGACAAATCCCTTTTCGGTTTTTCAAAAACTATATAATCAAAACCTTTGAATTTTCCAGCTTCTCTTTTTTGTATTCTTTGAACATAACCTAAAGACATCAATTCTTTAAATCCTGTGTAGATAGAATCTTTTTTGTCTTTGTGCCACTTTTCAACTTCTTCTACATACAAGTCCCAAGTTTCAGGAAGTGCTAACAAATGACACAACAACCCTTTTGCTTTTAAACTCATCTCCTTATTGAAGATAAACTCATTGTTAATCGTGGTAAAATTGCTACTCTTTTTGACTAGAATCTTTTTCACAATCCTAAAAGTTTACTTTCTCTTTCTAAAGCAAGCATCTTTCTATCAATTACTTTTTGTTCTTCTCTGATTTTGTCTAATTGTTCAAACCAAGAAATCGTGTCTTTGTTTTTGAAAATACTATCAGAAGAACTCATATATCTATCATAAACTAACTCATAAAGTTTGTTGTAATCTGGATATATTCTTTTATCACTCATATACTCTTGATGTTTTCTTTTATAAAAATAAAAACTTGTTCTATCTCTATTCATCAATCGACTTGCTTTGGCAATATCAATTTCTAACTCACAAATAATAAAAGATCCTACAACCATTCTAGCAAGTGATATGTGTCTATGTCTTTTTTTACTATCAATTGAACCGAAAGGAATGTCCATAATTTCTTCCGCTATGTATTTAATTCTGTTTATTTCTTTTTGCATCATAATACTATCTCTTTGCAATGTTTACATATTCCACAATCTAAAAGCTCTGCTCCGCAACATCCGCTCCATCTTTCGTCATATTCTTTTAAGTAATCTTCTCTTAAAAAATTTTCAAAAAAGTAATACTCAAGATTATAAAAGTCATACGCCACACTGGTTTCTTTATCCCTTATGTATAAGTCCATTTTATAATCACTTAACTTTACATCGTAAAGACTAAATCCTAGTGCTTTTAACTTAGCCTCAATGTCCTTTTCGCACCATTCAAAGGGTGCTTTAGGATGGTCGCTGTCGCAATAACCTATGTCGCACCCCGCTCTCATTAGAAGGGTAAATCATTACTGTTTGTAGAACTTGGCTTTTCACCCTTTAAAACCCAATTAGAGAACACCTCAGCCACTTCAATAATCTTTACAACATCAGCTTCTCCAATCACATTACAAGCGTTTGTGAGAGCGTTTTGCTTAACTATAAGTTCTTGCACATTATCAGCCTTTGGAGCTTGTCTAGATCCTCCTTGAAAATTTGATACGGGTTTTACCTTATTTATTTTTTTTCCGTTGTAATCTCTTGTTGATATTTCAACATCTACATCTTGACCCTCAACAAACTTGTTTTGTGTTTCAGTCTTGCTTAAATACTCTGCTTGAAATCCATCTTGAAACTCAATAAGCCACTTATAAAAATGTCCGTATTGGCTAGGGAAATCTTCTTGAAATTTTACACTTGATACTTTCTTTTTCATTACATTTTAATATTTAAAATTCCTAATAAATCCATTGCTATAATTCCTAAAAAAACTAAAGCAGATACTATATAGCAAAATATTGCTCCAGCATTGTTCAATAAAAAATTCTTAATCGTTTTCATTGTTCATGTTTATTTGTTTCCATAATATATCAGCGTTCAATTTACGCAAGTGAATCATTGCTATTTGAAGTCCTTTGTTTACTCCTTCCGTAACTGCTAAATCTGTAATTTCTTTTTCTTGCTTATAAACTTTGATAAGTTCATCGTTTCGCATCTCTTGTTCTTTGAGTTCTGCTATAAGTTGGTTAATTGTAGCTTCAACAATATCAGCATTCAAAACTGTTGTTTTTAGCTCCTCTTTAGGATTAAAGAATAAGCTTGAAATTAAATCGTTTGTCATTGTTTTGTGTTTTTGTTATGAGCAAATATATTAACTACCAACCAATTACACAAGACTTTTAACAAAAAAAAGTTGAATAAATTAAAAAATAATTAACAATACTAGATAATAAGGTCTGTTAATAACTATCAAAATAAAAAAGAAAAAGGGGCTAAAAAGCCCCAAATCCCTAACAAATACAATGAAAAATTATTTATCTTTCCAAAAACAGCGCAAATGTATTAAAAAATATGAGTCAAATGAGCAATCTGACCATTTTCTTTTGAGTGTATAAAACCCTCAACAGCTTTCGGAGAGCCACAATAACCCTTTTGATAGTGCCACGCATCCGTACCACTAGGGCTTCTCAAGAACTCTAGTGTCACTCCAATATCATCGAAGCTTGTTAAATACTTAAATCGTTGCTTGTGGTGTATGTGGTGAAGATACCAATATCTGTGCTTAGTCTTTGCCCATAGTTTTGGCTTTTCTTGAGCCATGTGCAAAGCTAGATTATTTGATTTTGCTCCGTCTCCGTGAGTCAACCCAATCAAACTTGATCCGTAAACATAATACTTTCGATGTATAGGCGAATCATCTACGCTTACTGCATCCGTATTTCTAAACCAAGACTTCAAGGCGTGTGCCAAATGAAATCCACTCATATAATCGTGATTGCTCATTGAGTGAACACAATCAACAGGAGCGATGTTCATAAGCATCTCAACACACTCAACGTAAACTTCGAGAGCTGTTGTGAAGTGTCGATACCATTTGCCATCTGTATTTTGAGGAGTTCCTCTGGAAGTTGATCCATGAATATTATCTGTATGTAAAATATCGTTTCCTATGCAAAATAAGACCTTTTCAATGGTGAACCCATCAGCTTTTGAGATAATACCTCTAACACCGTTTAAAATGCGTTTTCTGGCTGTTTTTACATTATATGTATTGCCTGTTTCTAAAGCATCTGCATATTTCCCAATGTGAACGTCTGCTGGATTTATCACCAAAAGGTGTCCTTCTTTTCTTTTAGGATAGTCAATTGATGGATAAGAGGGTGAATAATTAGAAATTAAGTCCTCAATACTTTTTAAAAATTCATCTCTTGAAAACTCGTTTGGTTTGGCAAAGATTGAAAAGCGTTTGCTTTTATACCAATAATGATGCACAGATCCTACATCAATTCCAGCTTCGTTGCATTCTTTTTCTAATAGTGCTTTGTTTTCTTTGTCTTGTCTGTAATCATCAATCAACCTCCACTCATCTTCACTCAGACGGTATCGTTTTTGATTTTTCATTGTTTCTTTTTTACTTTCTCAATCGAACGACCAACAAAGTAAGCAGAATAAACAGCTAATAAAATAGTGTTCCAAATTGGGAGAAGTTCTTTGTTTAGTTGGAAGCTGCCAATGTTACCATCAGCAAAAGAAATAATTGTAAATACTATTGTTAAAAATATAAGTGTCAAAGGTCTTATTGATTTGCTCAATTTGTTTCCAAATTCCATATCGTATTTCCAACGATTTGAAACCTCTTGTTGAGCGTTCCTCTCACTATCCATCAATAATTTGTGAAACTCGTTTTTAAGTTTCCACTTCTCTTCCTTACTCGTGATAGTTTCGTCAATTATAGTAGAAGCCTGTTTTGATAGTGTGGTGAATAATCCACCGAGTAAATTGTTAATCATAAAGCCAAATTGAATTTTGTTTTTCTTTGTCTAAATCTACGTGAATAAAAGTCTTTGCAATACCTATTCTAGTGAAGCCGACTTTAGCTAAGGCGCAAACAATAGCACTTCTTTGGAGTCCACTGTTCACAGCAATATCAACAGCGCATCCTTTAGTGTGTGAGCTTCCTTTTACTCCTCCGACCTTTTTATTGTGTCTTTCTGTTCTGTAACCGCTTGTAATTTTGAAAGGCGTTCCAGCCAACATTCTAGCTTCGTCAAGTTTAAACAAAAACTCTTTGTCCATTTTACCACCTTGATCAATAGGCATTCCAGAACCTATTTCATCTGGTGAATTAAACTCTTGAAAATTAAAATAATTTAACACCATATAACAACTATATTATTTACCTTGACCGTTGTATCTTTTTTCGTATTGCTTACAACCTTTGGTTCGGCTTTTGTTCTTGGAGTGGATTCCTTTTCTTTTCTTTTTGGGTTTTTCACGATGAGTGAAGTTAATTCCTTTTGCCATTTCAACTATTTTTTTTGATGAACTCGAGGATAATATCTATTTTGCTTTTAAGATATTGCATATCCTTAGCAGCGTTTTCGTGATGTTTTGAGAACTCTCCCTTAACTTCATAAATACTAAACACAAAAAACTTATACAAAGCATACAAACTCCCAAGCAATAAGATCAGAGTTAACCCGTATCGTTCTATCAATTGTAATATCTCCTCCATTATTTTTCACAGTTTTTACAGATACCAATACAAACTTTTTTAAAAGTCAAATAATAAATCGTTTTGCAAATTAGGTTTTTCATCTTATTTGTTTTTTTGGTTTTTAATTAATTTATCTGCTGTATATATAATAGACAAAATCAAAAGCACAATCTTCAAAAGCATCTCAACTTGAGTGAAAGATATTGCTAATGTTGTTATATTTAATGTAAGTACATCGCTGCACTCTTTTAAAAGTGTTTTCATTATATTGGTTGTTTAAACATTTCTACACAAAAACCGATATCAGCATACCATTTTATACCTCCTCTAAGAACTCCTGATCTTTTGATGCTAACAAAAACAAAATCACCTTGATCTAAATGGTATCCAGCAGCTGGATTATCTTCTAGATCGAAAAGATGGTTTTGATTCGCTTGACTTGTTAAGGTAAATGATTTAAGAAGTTCAATTGTAATATTACTTGTAGTTCCAGCATTTGGAGAAGCATACCATACAGAGATGACAGCATCATCACCTGTCCCAGCATCAGAACTTGACCATCCTTTTATTTTTTTAATCAAACAGGAATGAGGTGCTACAAAGATTGCAAATTGTGAAGCCCAACGATTAGGTTTGGAGTTTCCATCTGCTAACTGTGCGCCACTATTGACAGTAAATTGATTGCTTCCAAAAGCTGAAAGATAGTCATTTCCGTTTGTTCCAGTATTGGTGAACAAAGATTGGTGAAAGTATAAATCAGTATTATTGACTTTGTCAAACATTCCCTCTTGCGGCATCAATACAACAGTCCCAACAGGTATGTCACAGTCAAATGCAGTGGAAGAAAAGCTCATTGTTGTCGTTTTTCCTAAATCAGCAGTAAGAGTTAATTCTTGAATGATTCCTCCTGTTCTACAAAACAGCATCACTTTTTCACCACTTTTGGCGACTGTTTTATTACCAGCTTTTACAGTAAGACTTGTCAAGGTTTGATTGTCCCCAAAAGAACCGACTGTTACTATTGTAAGACAATCATTTTGCAAAGTTGTTATATAACTATCTAAAAACATTAATTATTAGTATTTGATGCTGTTGCAATTGAGTTCACTATATCTTGACTTACGTAAGTTTGTCCAGAAATATCTTTGTCACACTCTATCCATTGACCATCCCAAATTCCTTCATTTGCATTGTAAGTCATTTCGTTAGGAACAAAAACTTTTGAGCCAGAAATAGAGTCAAAAGCTAGGTGATATTCGTAGTTTGTTGTTGTGTCTGTTTGTAGTGAACCATTGTAAACATCAACTCCAGTTTTACGACCTCCGAGAATTTCTTTACATAATATTTTTGTAATACTTCCTGTTTCTCCATCTCCCGTCGTTTCTTGGTAAACTTGCCAAGTTACATTCGTTCCATCATCTCCATTTCCAGAAGCATCGAAAGTGATAATTCTAGTTGCTGTGTTGGCTGTTGGTCCACTTCCTAAATTTGTTGGTTCTATTTCAAGAACTGAATTTGAAACAGCACTTCCTTGAGTAGCTGAAACAAGCTGTTTCGTTGTTGATTCTCCATTGACTAAATATTGAAGGAAATAATTTTGTCCATCTGGTTTCTTTAATCCTAAAGCCAATCCTCCTGTTCCATCTGGAAAAATATCCATTGACGAGGTAACTACATCTACATTTGACATATTGCCTTGCTCTTCAAATTGAAAACGCCCGTAACCTTCAATTGATAGAGTTCCGCTTTCTGGTATGGCTGTTATTTGAACAACCCCGCCAACCTCTTTGTCAATTGAGATACCACTTATACTAACTAATGATGATAAGTTGTTTATAGCTCCATTGTTTGAATATCCAGCAAAATTCTCAGTATATATACTCGCCAATCCTACAAAAGTTGATGAAGTAGTCCATTCTTTTCCAACTCCTTGAGGTGATGAACCCATATTCAAATAATAAGTTGTTCCGCTATCTCCTACAAGCTTTAATCTAACAAGCAGCCTAGTTCTTAAAAATGATACAGGAAATCCTCCAAAGGTTGGATTGGGATCTGAGTTTGTCCATTCTGCTCCAGTTCCAAAATAGTTAGGGATAAAATATAAATTCCAAGAAAGATTCGCTCCTGTTTGAGCAGTTATGTTTCCTAAATTCAAGCTAAATAAATTCGTGCTTGTATTTTTAGCTGTTGAGCTGATTGTTCCAGTATCACCACCAACACCAGTAAAAGTGTTCCAAACAACAATGTTATCTTGAATTAAATTTAAGTCGTGTAAAAAATCATAAAACATTTGTGTCTTTTGAACAGGGTGCAAGCTGTCAAATGTTCCTCCTCCTAACACTACTCCAGCATTTGTCTTTAGTTGAACAGCACTACTGGTAATAATAACAGCATTTCCTTTGCGATAAGTTCTTTCAAAATTCGTGTCCCCATAACTATTTGGCTGTATAACTCTCCACATTCCATCTGACAACATTAGTCTAGCACCCCAACACTTCATTATCCTATCCAAAACGGTAAAATCGTCTATAAAATCAAAAGAATTATTTTCTTCTTTTTTAAAAGCTGATGGGAATGTTCCCGAAAAGAAAAGAGGATCTTTGTCTGCTGCTGGAGTTGGCATTTGACCAGTTGACCAGTTGACTTGAGTTTGCAAAAAATTGTCATTTGTATCGAAATACTGTGAAGTATTTAAGATTGTACTATCTCTTAATATTTTTTGTATAGTTACAATAAACCTTTGCGTACTCGTTAGTTCAGCTCCGCTACCATCTAAAAAGTGTTGCTCACACGAAACATCGACAAGTTCAGCAAGTCCATCTGTTGCTGTTATTGTTTGTTGTGTTCCTGCGGAAAAAGAAAGATTTTGCCTTGCACTCACATCAGATAAAATGTTACCAACCCAATAATTATTGAAGTTTGTTCCATCGCTAGACTTTAGAATCTTTAGTTGGAATCTTCCGTATGCAGCTCCCGCAATATCATCAATGACAGTTTGCTCCGAGCTATCTCTTGGTATTATATCAAACTTCACATTTGAAGGAATAACACCACTAAATCGAGTCCTATCTTCTGCTTCATAATTAAGCTGGAAGCCACTTGCTCCTAGCTGTAAAGTCAAAGCTGACGGGCTACCCGTTAAGCTATCATAAATCTCTAGCTTATAGTATATCCCTTTGTCGTTTTGGAACTCTGCTGTTCTTCTTAGTGCCATTAGTAACCTCTTGTTCTGTTTCTGTTTCCTCTTGCTCTGTCGCTTGAAAGTAATATGTCTGCTCCGCTTAATCGACCAAATACCTCAACAGCACCCCCTCCTCCAACTGTATTCATAAATCTATCTAAAGGCATTACAACCTCTGGACCAGCTTCTCCAATCAATCCAAAGTGTGGTTTTTGAATGAGTCCTCCATTTGCGTTTTCAGATACTCCATTACTCAAAAGACCTCCAATGCCAGAAAATCCACCAATATCTTTGATCCCCATCAAACTGCCTAAATTGCTTCCACCTAATAAAGCACTTATGATAACCATTGCAGCTAATTGGGCGGCTAACTGAACTAAAGCTCTTTTTATGTTTTCAATAAAAACTTCAAAGAAACTATCTTGACTTACTAAAGCTGTTGCAAAAGCCTGTTGAACAGCACCCCCAAAAGAAACAAATGTATTTTCTACTTCTTCTGTGAGGTCTTTCAGGTTTTGAGTTTGAACTATACTTCTTTTTAAACCCTCAAAGAACTTAGGGTCAGTTGCAAATTGTGGAGCTGCGGATGTTTGTCCTCCTGTGGCTGAAACAGGACCAGCTTTTTTTGGTTCTATTGCAGCAACCTCTTTGAATTTTTTAAAACTTTCTGTATTTTTTTTGATTGCTTTATCAACTTTTGCGTAGTTTTCGGTATCAAATAAAGGTGATGTTTTCATTACATCGCCAGTGGTTGAAACCATATTTTTGAAGTTTTCAGCTTCGTGTGATGCTCCTTTAAATTTATCAATAATAAAAGGCAATGCAACGCTCAATCCAGTTATTGCTAATGTAACAAGTCTAGCAACTGGATTCAAAGTTAAGAACGCTTTAACCATTAAGGAAATAGCTGGAGAAATAAATCTAAATAACCTTAATACCTGAAAAGCAACTGTGGATAAAAAGCTAAAGGCCTTCATAACTGGTCCAAGAGCAGCCGCCAAAAGTCCGTATTGGATAACGTTTTCTCTTGTTTCGGCACTCATTCCAGAAAAAACTGTACTTATTTTAGTAAAGACATTTACTACGCTTTGAGCTAAAGGAATTAAATCCTTACCAAATTGTCCTCCTAAATTTTTCAATGATTCTTGAAGCTGCCTTGTTTGATTTGCTAAGCTTCCAGAAGTTCTAGAAACGTCTCCTATTGCTTTTGTGCTTTGTCTGTAAGCAATGTTTAGATTTGCAACTGCTTTCGCTTGAGTTTCAGTAACACCTTGAGTCTGCATAATCTGAGCAACCTCGCTTTTATATTCAGCAGTGTTCTGTTTTATAACAATTCCGAGAGCTTTTGCGGATTCTGTTTCTCCAACTAAAGCTTTTGTTAAGGCTTTAGAAGCCGCAGCCGCACCACCTTCAATGTTCTGAAAAGATGCTAAGTCAGCTGCTAGCCTATTTACTTTGTCTGACAAACCAAGAGCAGCATCTTCGGTAAACCCAAAACCTACTAACAAATCCCCAGTTGAGCCTAATAAATTTTTCGCTGTTTCCTCAGCTAAGAAAAACTCTTTCTGAAATGCTTGAGCTGTTTCAATAGCCTGACCTTCAATAGAAGAAAAAACCGTTCGGAATTTGTTATCAGTTTCTTCTAAATCACTTGCTAACTTAACAGCTCCAGCACCAATAGCCAAAATAGGAAGCGACACATTTCTAGTCAGGTCATCTCCTAAACGCTGCATATCTTTACCGAACCTCTTTAATTTTTGAGTTGATTTTCGTAGGTTAGTTTGAAAATCTTTGTCGTTTAAAATAAGAGAAATCGAGAGTCTTTTTCCAGCCATTACTTTTTTATTTTATATTTTTTTATTGCGTACTCCGCAGCCTTTTTTCGTTGTTCAAGATTCATTTTTTCCTCTTTTTTCTCCCATTCAAACTTCACCAAATCAGTTGGATTAAGCTTGGAATTTTTCTTTTTGTGTGGCTGTAAAATTAAACAAGCAAGCCATCGTGTCCTCTCCCATTCAAACCTTTCTTTCATTTCGAGCTGTTCATTTCGACCTCTCTGTAATAAAAAGAACTCGTGAAATGTTAAGCTCCAAAACTCTTTGGGTAGTAAGCCAAAACCATAAGCAATGGCTTCCAAGTCATCCCAGTCTATTTTTTCTTTTGAGGAGTTTTTTTCTCCTCTTTCTCGTTTCCCTCGTCTTTGAATTTTGCAGAAAATTGTTCTCCGAATACATCAAAACACTTTTGCAGTGCTTCAAAGTCCTCGTCTAAAATATCTGCAATGTCCTCAATTGTCAATTCAAAATCTTTTCCAGCTACTCTTGATCCATCTTGCAATCCAGCAAGGATAAGCTGACAAGCATCGTCAAGAGATATGTCTTGACCTAACTTGTCAAGGTCTTGCAAACTTGTGTTTGTTCTTTTACAATAAATTCTAAGAGCGTTCATTCCGAATCTAATCGGATAATCATTTCCGTTAAGTATTACTACTTCAAACATTTTTCGTTGGTTTTAAAGTTAAGTTAGTGAGGAGAGCCGAAGCCCATCCCCACCAACGAAATAAATTAAACAGTAGGATTCAAGATTGCTCCTGTTCCTTCAATACTTACTGAGTAAGTCGGTGCATCTTCAACACCACCAGTAACTTCCAGTGAAGTAATAAACCCGCTGCCTGTGTACTTATGTCCAGCAGGTGTAGCTAGTGCAAAAGTAAAAGTAACAGAATTACGTGCCATCATTTCAGTAAATAATTCCTCTGGGTCTGTTGTTGAACCAGTATCTAAGAAGTCCATCAAACCATCCGCAGACAGCGAGAAAGATTTTTGACCTCCGATTAAATCTCTGAATCCAGCAGAGTCTTTTGTACTTACATCAATTGTATCAACATTCATTGATAAAGTACAGCTTGTTGAGTGAAGTAGTTTGAATTCATCAGCAGCTCCGTTTGCAGCTTGCACCTTCAAAACTAAATCAGTTCCGTTAAAAATTGCCATAATTTTTTAGCTTTTTTAGTTAATAATTAAATCTCAATTGAAGGTGCTGATTCATTTTGAATCTCCTTCTTTTTAGAGTCGTTAGTCGGTTTTGTTATGGCTTTCCATATTTTCAAAACTCGGTATACTTTTCCCTCGACTGTGTAGGTTTCGCCTTTTTTATATTTAACACCTCTGAACTCACAGTTCTTAGTTATTTTTACTTTCATGTCTTATCTATTTATGTTAAATCTGAAATCCATTGCAACATAATGGATTCCATCATCTCCAAATTTATCATCGTAAACATCGTTGGCATCTTCAAAAAAACACTTACTGATTTGAACTCCTTCAATCGTTCCTGTTTTATAATCTAAAGCAGCTCTAACTTCTGTAGCTAAGTCTTGAGCTTGAGCGTAAGTAGTGCCGAAAGAAGTTATTTGCACCCTTACATAGTCGTAAGTCGAAACGCCGTTCTTTGTATTGTTTGGAGTTGTATCAATTATAAAATAAGTAATTGCTGGCATAGTTTCTCCAAATGGTATCTTTTGAGGAAATATCCTAGAACTAACATAGTTAGAAACTCCAGCAGTGTTTCTTAAAATAGAAGTTATTGCTTTTCCAATATCCATTACAATCCTTTCTTTTTAAATCTTCTGTCAATAATACTTCTCAAACTTGGAATGATTGAATTGTAAACTTGTTGCTCTGTTGCGCTTTTCGCTTTGTCAAACAAACGCATCCCTTGAATTTTAGCAGTCCCATACTCTAAAAAATACATATAAAAACCACTCTTATCTTTTGACTTATACGCATTTTTCACTCTTGGTCCTACATAAACTGCTGGAAAAGAATTTCCTCTTGACTTACCGTTTATAATTGCAAGAGATTTTCTTAGCTGTTTTGTTTTTACTGGAACTAAATCTTTCAGCTTTGCTAACATTGGCTTCATAGCCTTACGCATAGCTTGTCGAACTATTGTCTTTGTTCCTCTTTTCGGTGGCAATAGCTTTTCTAAATCATTGATAATTTGATTCAGCTCTTTTTGGTCAACAGCCATACCGACCAAAGGTCTGTGACCCCCAGTTCCCATCAGTTGCTTTCCTGTTCTTACCGCCATCTTAATCAGTCGTTTTTTCTTCTACTCTTAAAATCAATCCTTCTTTCCTTCCTATCTCCTCAACAGATCGGATAAACCAATCTTTTGAATTATACTCTATATAATGCTTCGGTGAAACTTGTATGTCAGAACGGTAGCGAATTGTCATCTTTGCTGGAGCAGTCCCAATAAATGTATCTGCTTCATATCCAACTTTTCCTTTTTCAAATTCAAACCTTGCCCAAACAGAAGCAAGCGTTGAATTGCTTGCAATATTTTCACCATAAGCATCCTGCGTGAATGTAGCTTGTTTTATTACTACTAACCTATCTAGTTTGCCAATATTCATTACCCTTGCACTCTATAAGGCATCAATAAAAATTCTGCCGATTGTGGTATCTCTTTATAAGTTCTGTCGCTTACCGTTTGTCTTGTTTCGTAATAAGTTCCAACCATTAAAAGGATTGCTTGTCTAATAGGTGCGGGAACATCAGAAGCAGTCCCAAATCCAAGAGTAAAGTCTACTCTTACTGCATTTGGCTTATCATAAGTGCTTGGAATAGTTGCATCTGGAGCAAAGTAAATTCTTGCTGGTTTTATGGACTTATCTACAAAATAATTAGAAGCAGCTAAAGTTTGAGAAGCATTGTCCTCATCAGAGTAAGTGATTGAGTTTATAGTCACACCCTTTAACGAACCTTTTAAAAGGTTGAAATAGTCTGGAAAAGAATCAATATCTAAAAACCAAGACTGCTCCATTATAGCTAGATTCGTGTGATTTTCCGCAGCAGAAGTAGCCACATCAATCAGCGTTCCAATATATGTGTCATCATCTGTGAATGAACTATCTATTCGCAAATGTGTTTTTGCTTCTGCAACTGATACGGGAGTGCGTGTTGGAGCTGTTTTAAGCGTCAACTTTCCATATCCTGTCGTTATTGAAATACCTAAATCTGTGCTAGTAATCATCTCTTTTGTTGGTAAAAATGGAAGAGAGCCGAAACCCTCTTCCAGTATTTAAATCAATTATGCTTCAATCAATGATGCGAAAGCAGTTGCATTTTGTACGCAATCTCCATCCACGAGTGATTGAACTATCATTCTTGTCTGCCCGATTCCAGCATCAGTGAACTGGTCCACTAATATAGAAATCCCACCAAAAGTAGCAATGTGACACTTTGAAAAATCTCCGAATAAAGCGTGGTCTTTAGTAGCACCACCACCGTTTCCAACATTTGTAGAAACAAAAGAGAAATATCCGTTGATTGTCTTATCTCTTGTGTCATACAAAGGAGAAACAGAAGCAACTTGTGCAGCAGCTTTAGCAGTTGCATAAGACTTCATATCTACTAAATAAGCCATTCTTGCACCTTCTAATTGTACTCCGTTTCCTAAAACAGTAGTTTCTAGGTCTAAAGCACTAGATGCAGAGAAAGCAGCAGTTGAACCAGCAGCAGCATCAGCAAAGATAGAAGCAGGAGCGTTAGATACATCACTTGTTCCTAATAAAGCAGCTTCTAAAGTAGACGCAACCGATGCAGCCATATTCCTGCGAAGAGCTGCTTCGATACCATCATTCTGAACTAATGCTTCTTGAGAAACATTAACGATAGAAATAAGTTTGTGCGGCTCTAAAGTTACGCTAGATGCAGTACCATTAGCAGCTGGAGCAGAACCACCAGCTTCAGGAACGAAACCAGAGTTGATTGCACTAAACACGGGAAATTTTTGGTTGTTGATCCCTGCGTAAAAATTTGCGCCCGCTGATGCTAATACTAGATTTTTCTCAAGCTGATCAGTCCAAGCCATAACCTCAGTAGCGTTTCCAGCAGCAGTTCCAACAGCAGCACGAGTTAACACGCTTGCAGGGATAGCAATACCATTGTAAGACTGACCTGTGTAGCGAGCTTCATTACGAGCTTCTTGGTCCATCTCTTTTACAAGACCTTCCATTCTTCCTGTATAAGCAGCTTTCATTGCTTCTTGGAAAGAATACTCACGAATTTCTTTCGGAGTGTTTTCTTCAGCAACTGGCTCTGATTTTGCAGCTTTGTTTGCTTGTAGTGCTTCAAATGAAGCAGCACGCTTAGCCATACCCTCTAGAGAGTTAGCTTTTTCATTTAGAGAATCAAACTCTGTTGTTTCCGCTTCTGTAAGCTCACGACCTTCAACTTTCGCTGAGTCAACGATTGCTTCCATATTTTCAACAACTGAAGCTCTCTCCTCTGTGTAGAATTTAGATGTTTTCATCTTTTTTTCAGTTTTTAAAATTATTACTTTTTATTTATGATTGACAAACGCAACTCAGCGAGAGAGCGTTTTGTTAAATCCTTATCTTCCTTCTCTCTTTCTTCCTTCTCTTTTTCAAGGTTCTCTTTCAAAACCTTTTCATTCTCTGTTTTTTTCCATTCTTCCATAGAACGAAGTGCAACAGTTTTAGCTTCATTATATGCTGGATAGCTGACAAGTGAAATATCTGCTAACATAGACACTTTGTTGATAGTTCGGATATTCATTCCATCTTTAACCTCCCAAGAGTCATCTTCAACAACGAATGCAAAGCTGTTTTGATTAAGTGTATTGTTTCTTAGTAAAGTCAAAACATCACGACCAGTTGAAGTGTCTGGGATTACAGCTTGATATCTTAAACCTACTTCATCAACAGACATCTTAAGAGTTCCGTTAGTGCTTCTAGCTAGTAACATATTAGGGTCGTGATTGAATAAGAAGCGCACATCATCTTCAAGTCTGCCTTCAAAAGCAGTTGGAGCAATAACTTCTCTAAAACCCCCTAAATCATTAGACATTGAATTGAAAACACTTCCGTAACCGACCACGACATTATTGTCTTCTTCAGCTCTAAATTCTAGATTCTCAATTGTGAATGTTCTAACTTCAGCATTAGGGTTTGAACGATATCCCATTGGCTTGTCATCTTCTTCATCGTGTCCTTCAATGTGGTCGTTTTCTTCCATCATCTCAGCTTCCATAGCAGCTTTTATTTCATCGTGTGAGTTGAAAGGCATATAATAAGTAACA